ATTAATTCTTTCATTTTCTCTCCTTTCTAGGAGTTCTATTATTTGTTTATTTTGTTCAATTATTTTTTTCAAATAAACTTCATCCTGTGTTTGTAATTCTTGCATTAAATCACTATTGTTATAATCTTGTATTAATAACACAAGATTATACAATTGCAATAATAATGATGTTAAATCTACTGAATTATTTCTCATTAATTATTTGTTCTTGCAAGATTAAACGTAGCATTTGTAATAATTGGAGCTTGTGTAACAATAGGTGTTGTAGGTTCTGTTGGAGTTATTACACTTGGTACACTTGCTATTGTTACGTTCGTACTTGCACAACGACATACTTGTAACTTTCTATTGAAAGACACAGTTTCGTAATCTCCAGCAGCTGCAATTGTTACTGCTCTTACTGTATCTGGAAGTAATACGCCGTCTTCATATAAACCTACAGCAACAACACCAGGAGTAGCAGAAGAAATTGAAGCACTAAAATTAGCATTGTAATAACCTGTGTAATTTTTTCCTAATATCTTAAATATTGGACTTCCATTTTCGTAATCTAACCATCCACCTCTAGAGCAAGGAGTACAACCTGTTATAATGTTTACAGCATCAAATACTACTGGGCTTGAATTACTTGTTAAAACTTTTGGTTCATTTATAATTGTTTGTATCATTTTATTTCTCCTTTCATATAAAAATGAGGATAGAACTATGCCTATCCTCTGTTAAGTACAATTAAGTACTTTTAAGTTAGCAAGTTCCTGTAATCAGGGTTGTCTTATTGACTATTTGCTTTAAAAAGTTGTTGCAAAGTTGTTTCCACATCCACATCCATTATTGTTGCAAGTGAATATAGGTGTTCTACCATATACTGGTGTAGTTGGTACAGGACAGTTATTTAATCTGTTATAAAGTGCATCAACTTCATTTGCAAAACCTTGTGATATAAATGCATTTTGAGCAGTTTGAGATTCACGAAGTGCTGCCATATTAAGTTGAGTAGTAAGTTCTGAAATCCTGTCATTTTTAGCCTCTACTTGAGCCTTAACACCATCTAATTCTAATTGGCATAATTTATCAAGAATAGCCTGACTGTTTCTATTAGCAGATTCAATAATATCTCTTGTATTGTTTGCATCAGCAAATCTAGTTTGGTTGCCTTCATTTTGTATTATGTTTTGAGTTTGGCAAGTTGCTAAACGGTTTTCACAGCAGCATGAAGCAAGGTCTGATGATAAACCACTTATTGCACTTGTAATTGCAGTTTGGGAATTAAATCCTTGTTGCATATCAGCAATTTGTCTTGCATTTGCAGATATTTCTGCTCCAGCAAATCCACTATTTACTGCTTGGACTATATCAGCAGTACTTCCACAAATTTGAGTTGATAAGTTATTTACTGCATCACGAGTTCCTTCAATTTGATTACTTAAATGTAAGTTTTGAAATCCATCATTAGTATTTTGATTAATTCCATTTTGACCACTTAATAGCCACGGAAAATCATAACCCATTGCATTTCCACCAAATCCTCCGAACATTCCACCATTACCAAGCATTCCTAAAGCAACTAGACCTATAATCCATTCTCCCATAGAACTACCCCAACCATTGTTGTTTCCACCGTTAACATCAAAAGTTGGAATTACACCTGTAGTGTTACTATTCATAGACATTCTCCTTTCTTAAAATTTTTATTTATATCAAACACATTGTGTTGATACCTATTTCATTTGATTTTGTATTTCAGTCAAAACATCATCAGGAAAACCCATTCGTTGAGCAGTTATGTAAAAGTTTTGTAATTGTTGAGGTGTATAATTTCCTGTAACTTGCTTTAACAAATATATAGGACTACTTTGATTTTGCCTTGCTTGTTCTAGAAACTGAAACATTTGAGGTTGTCTTTGTCTTAGTTGGCTTATCAATGGTTGTGTTGCCTTGTTCATCATTTGTTGTATTTGTGGATTCATTACTAATCATTCCTTTCAATTCTTCATTTTCGAGTCTTAATTGCTCGATAATCTTGTCCTTTTCGTCTTTAGGTACAATTTCTTCCATCACAAAAGTTCTTATTTCTCCTTTTGCATTTTTTATAAATAATTGCGTATAATCATTTGTTACAAATGCAGTTTCTACTACTGTTAATTCCTTTTCAACATCTTCTATTGAATTAATATGTTTTATTCCGTTTGCATTATTTGGTGCAAGTTGAAAAGTTTGATTAATAGATGTTGGTTGTTGCTGATACCTGTTAATATATTGTTCTTTTGATTTTTCAACTCTTTCTTTTTCTTTATCTAAATACTTTATATATTCATCGTAATTATTAGTTTGTGGTATATTATTAATTTGTTGATTATATCCATTGCTATAATTTGGTATATAAGGGCTGTTATACATATTCACATCTCCTTTAATAAATGAAAAAGAGAAATACTTTAAGACTTTTCAAACTGTGTTTTAAACAACTCTAATAAGTAG